AACCTCCAGAAGCTGCTTGCCGTCCACTTCAATCAGGATGTAGGTCAGCTCCAGCTTGACGGTTGCCTCCATCGCCTCGCCCTTTTCCACCTTGCCGGGGTTAAAGCTCTTCACGCGGCCCATCTCGACCACGCGCAGGCCCTTGAAGTTATAGCCGCCCGCCTTGTCATAGACCTGCTGTGCGGCCCGCAAAGTCAGGTTGACCGTGGACATGGGGGACAGCATATCCATCGCGGAGCTGTACAGGGTGTTGAACTGGATTTCCTGCTCCATGCTCTCGAACTGGCCGATGGTGGGGCTGTCCACCTCGCCGTTTACGCCAACGCCGGAAACGGTGCTGGTTTTCATGTTGACCTCCGGCAGCGTGACGGAGGCTGCAACGCCGATCATCTTCGTGCCGTCCAGATAGGCGTTGTAGTCATTGATCTTTTCGGGGATGTAGTTGTTGCTGATCATGTCTTTGTCCCTCCCTTATCAGCTCAGTGCGGCGGTCAGGGCTTCGGGGTCAAACTCGATAATGTCCTCGATGTCCTCCGCAGGGGTAAACGGGGTGATGTACTGGTGGAAAGTGATCTTGCCATCCAGCAGATCGGCGGTGGTGTTCTCGTCCTCGTTAAAGGCGATCTCATACCGGGCGCACACGCCACGGGCCACAAAGCCGTTGCCGCGCACATTCTCGCTGTCCACAATGGCCTCGATCAGCCGCTTGTTGGCGGGGCTGTCCACCTTGGAGAAGTAGGTGAGAATGAAGCTGTTGGCCGCCCAGGTCAGGAAGCGGCGGACGCTGAACCAGCGGTCTTTGGGGTCGCTGGTGCCGGGGTAAGCGGCGGTGTTGTTGCCCCACAGGCGGAATCCGTTCATGTTCAGCCAGGTGGCGATGCCAAAGCCGTTCACGGTGTTGGCCTGCTCCTGGTCAAGCACCACCTCCGTACCGTCAGCCAGGCAGGCGGCAGAGATCGCAATGGTCTTGTTGCTGGGGCTGACATTGGGGGTGTCGTCATTCTGCGCGTCGGTGTATGCGGTCAGGGCAGAGGCCAGGGCGGAACCGCTGTACACCACTTCGCCCACCTTGGCGAAAGGCCACACGCCGTATGCGTTGGCATCGCTCACGGCCTGCTTCTCCTTGGTGGCCTTGACATCGGTGTACTTGGTCGCGCCGTCGGCGCTGCTGTCAATGTCCACGATGCACACAGCGCCGAAAACGCCGTTGATGCTCTTGGTCTTTGCCTGGAGCGCAGCGGCCACGGTGGGGTCGGCGCTGAAGCGGGGAGCCACCAGAATACCGGGGTTCATGGACAGCAGGGGATAAATCTGCCGCACCACTTCCAGGCCGGTTTCCTTGCCAGTGTCCGCGTCCACGCTGCCCACGATGTCGGCGGCAGTGACCTTGGAGGGGTCGATCTTGGTGCCGCTCACGGTCAGGTTGGCAGCGCCGTCGCCCTTGCCGCCGGAGATCAGCACGATAGTCAGGGTGCCGTCGTCGTTCCAGGTGGTGGTGTAGTCGGTGCCTGCGGTCAGGGCGGTAGCATCGTTCTTGACCACCAGCTTGTCCAGCAGAACGCCCGCCACATCCAGCACCGCCACACCGGCGTTGACCTGAACGGCGGTTTCCTCGATGGCGGCGTTGTGCTTGTCGGGGTCAAGGACATTGATCAGCACCATGGGGCCAACGCCCACAACGCTGAAATTGGCGCTGATGCTCTCGCAGAGGGTGTATTTGGCAAAATCGGGGTTGTAGCCGACGGCCTCCACAGCCTCCTTGTAGTTGTGAACCAGCAGCGGCACATTGACCGCAGCGGCGGGATTTTTCAGCATATTCACCGGGGCAGTGCCGACGATCACCTGGAGGCCCGCCGTGCCGGTGATGGGGGCGCTCATGCTGGTGGCCTGCTCACTGGTGTATACTCCGTGCTTGTAAGCCATACTGTTTCTTCCTCCTTACAGTTCGGATTTGATCTTGTGATACAAGATGGCCTCCGCCGTCCCGGCGGTTTCCATCTGCTTTCGGGTCTGCGCAAAACGCTCCATCGGCACCAGCAGCGCCTTGGCCGCCGGGTGCTGTGCGATAAAGTCATTCAGCGCCGCCGGGATGTCCCCGGTAAATACGGTGTACTGCTTCACCACACCGCGCACGGTGGGACCGCAGTAAACGCAGGGGCCGCTTTTCGCGGCCACGGTGGCCTCCGCCATAGGCTCGGCCTCATTCGCCGCCTCCGGGGCGGTCACCGCCGCCGCAGACGCGAAAACGGCCACGGCTTCCGCCACGGCCTCACGCTTTTTACTCATACCAATTCCTCCAGTTCGGTGTCTTGGGTCATGGCTGGGGCGGTACAGGTCAGGGTACAGGCCCCGAAATAATACGGATGCGTGTCGTCCTGCTGCATCGCCCAAACGATGGGCTTCAAGATCGTAAACGCTCCGCCGAAATACGGCGCGGAACATACCCGCTGGATGATGTCCTCCTTGATGTTCGCCACATCCTGATAGCCCTCCCGTGCGCCGCCCGTGTCATAGGCGCACACGATCAGGCTGAACTCCACCTTTTGCGGGCCGTCGTCGTCCTCGATCTGTCCGCCCGTCATGCGGGCCACGATATAGGGAGCTGCCGCCGCGTCCGTGTCAACATCGGAATCGTTGTCCTCCGGCACAGGCAAATCCTGCTTGAAGATTCTCAGGGGCTTTCGCCCCTCCTGTCCGTTGTACTTCTTCCCGGCGAACAGCTCCTCCAGCATTTCGATCAGCGCGTCTTGGCAAAGCTGCGGGGTGCGCCCGATGCCTGCGGCCTTGACCGCGTTTTTGTAGTCTTTCATGGGTTATCCCTTTCTGGCCGCTCTGTCCAATACCTGACTTATCCGGCGTTCCACAAATTTTTCCAGGTTTTCCGCCGCTTCTTGGTTTACTCCTCTGTCCCACACAGCTCTGCCCATACTGGACACGCCGGGGCGCTCCATGTCGTATACTTTCTCGATTTTGCCATTCGGACTTTTCCACCTCGGATAACCTCGGTTTGTTGTTGTCCTTTGGGTGTGAGAATCTAATACGCGCTGCAAGATCGCAAGATGGTCATTCCCACTCTTGGCATTGTGAATGTCCACCAGAAAGCCCTTGCTTCTGCCGTTTTCCTCAACCAAGTTTTTATATCCTTCGCTTTGAAGCACTCTTGCCCGGAAGTGGGACGGTGCCGCACCCATTGCCTTTCCCATATAAGGCCTTTCCGGGGTATGCTCAAAGTAGACGATATTGAGCGGCAAAGCATCATCCTCACCGTGGATAATGGCCAGCAAATCCTTATTCGTTGCCTTTTTCCTCTGCTTGTAGTCCCGCAGTTTTTCGCGGCCACGGCTTGTCAGTGCATACCGCTGTTCGGCAGCCTTAACGGCATCTCTTGCGGCCTGCCTCGCGGTGGCGTTGATGGCAACTTTCAATACCGCTGGAGTTTTCTCTTTCAAATCCCCCAGCGCTTTTTCAATATCCTCCAGCCCCGCCACGGTAATGGTCAGGTTTCCCGCGTCATAGGTTACGCTGCTCATTGCCTCGTCCTTTCCATGGAGATACGGTACACGCCGCTCTGCTCCTCACAGCTCAAAATGCTGTAAGTGCGCTGCTGCTTCGTACCCTTGTCCATTACCAGGTGCTTGCCCACCTTCGGCTTGGGACCGTAGTCCGCGACGCGGATAAACAGCACGGTATATGCCGTGTACAGGCCGGTATCGAAATTCTGCTTGGCTCCGGCTTCCCAGTGGGAATTATGCTCTTTCAGGCCGTAGTCCTCCAGAATGACCAGCGCTTCCTTGCCGTCAACCGTGTGGAGGTCTGCGTGTTCGTTCCCGTCAAAGAAAGTCAGGTCGATGTCCGCCGCCGCGCAGTCCTTGAAAGTGGGCATCTTCCATTCCTCCGCCGGGCCGGAGCCATATTCCTGTTCCAGTTCAAATAGCGCCATCGCTTACCTCCGCAGAAAAATTCCCCCGCCTGCACGCGCAGGCAGGGGATATGTCGTTAGCACACGGTAGCCACCAGCCAGCTATCCACCTTGTCGGGGATGGGCAGGGGGTGAGCCTGCAGCTCCACCATGCGGCGGTCGGGGTGATGCTCCACATAGCTGCGCAGCAGGCGGGAAGTCTGGGCAGTGACCCACAGGCCGTTGGCACCCTCGATGTAGGTACAGGCACCATAGGCCATCATGTAGTTGGGCTTGGAGCTGATCAGGATAACGGCGTTGTCGGGGATAAGGGCCTTGGTGGCAGGGGCGGCGGGGTCAGTCCAGTCGTCGTAGTACACCTCGCCATAGGTGTACAGGTCAAGGCTGGGGTCGGCCAGGTGGCCCAGGTATCTCACGCCGTTGGGCAGATCGCGGGGGGCGATCTCGCCCATGTTCATGCGGCGGTTGTCCAGCATCTTCTGCACCTTGGCATCGTCAAAGAACAGCTTCTTTGCCGTCTTGCCCATGATGAGGGTGTCCACATTGGCAAAGCCGCCGTGCAGCACCTTGTCCACCCAGTCGCCCAGGTTGCCCAGGATGTTGGCCTTGGAGCCGCCCCAAACATTGTCGCCCTCCAGAGTGACCTTGTTGGTAAAGCCAAAGTCGATCACTTCATTCACGCCCTCGCCGACCACGGGAATCTGGCCGGTAACGATTGCCTGAACGGCCATCCACTCCTCACGGCGGGTAGTAGCGTCATTCAGGGTGGCGTACTCCTCCATCAGCTTGCGGGCCGCCCGCTGGGCGGGGGTCATGCCGCTGTACAGATCTTCACCGGGCAGGCGGGTCATAAGCTGGTCGGCAGTGGTCACATCGTAGGGATTGACCAGAGGGGGCTTGTAGCTCTCGGTGGTGTAGCCGTTGGCTTTCAGCACCTTGCCGCCCACGCGGGGGTGTACGAAAGCGGCCATACGGCGATCACCCTTAACCAGATCAATGTCCACGCGCTCGGTAGCAAAGGTCTTGATGTTGGTAAAGAAAGTGTCGCGGAAATAGGTGTGGGTCGCGGGAGCCTGCTTCACGACCTCCGCCAGATAGCGGGGGCTGTAAATGTTCACTTCATTAGGCATTTTGTTGTCCTCCTTACTTCAAGAAAATACCGATGTTGCGCAGGGCCACTTCCACATCAGCGGCAGTAGCGCCGTCGGGCAGCACCAGCGTATCGGCAAAGAACTCGCCGGACAGGTAAACGATACCGTCCTCACCGGCACCGGCAGCCTCCGCCATGATGCCGTACAGGCCGTCGGTGGTAACAGCGCCGTCCGCCACGGTGATGGCAGCCAGCTTGCCGTCGCCGTTCAGGACGACGACAGCGCCGCGCTCCAGAGCTGCGGCAGTTTCCTTGGTTGCGGTCACGATCTCCGCAACGCCCGCAATCAGATAGTCGGGCTGGGTGGAAAAGGTCTTTTTCTCCAAATCCATGCTCATGTCGTTATCCTCCCTTACTTATTCTTGCCCACGGACTTGATCGCGTCCATGAACTCGTCGGGCTTCTTGCCGCCGGTAGTGTCGTTGCTCACGCCGCCCATGCCGCTCTTACCGGCATCTGCGGTAGCGCCGTTCAGCCAGGCGTTGCCCTGCTCCTTGGCCTTTTTCATGGCGGCCTTGGCATAGTCGCTGGCACTGATGGGCTTGGTGAACTTGGCCTCAAAGGTCTGTTCCTCGTTGCCGGGCAGTGCCATTTCCTCGATGTCCTGGATGCGCTGGCGCTCCGCGCTCTGTGCCTGCTGCGCCGCCGCCTCCTCGATCTCGTTGACCAGCGCAGGATAGGCACTGCGCAGATCGTTCGCGGTCTTGATTTCGTTTGCCATGTCGTTTACCTCCTTATGGCAATTTTTATTTACAAAACATCCGGCGGCGGGGGCTGCTGCCTTGCTGTTCTGTACGAAAGTCGGTGCCTTATCAAAAGGCAGATTCATGTTGACGCTGTTGATAAACAGCAGGCCGTCGCGGTTCTCCACAACGGTTTCTTCTTCCTCGTCCACCAGCTCGTCAACAAAGCCGTTGGCCTTGGCCTCCGCGCTCGTCCACCAGCTCGTCGCGTCCATCCATCCGGCCACCTCGTCCTTGTCCCTGCCGGTCTTTTTGACATACAGAGAAACGATGCTCTCCCGGATCGCCGCAAGGGCTTCGATGTACTTCTGCAATTCGTCGGCGTTGTAGTAGCCGTAGGCTCCCATTCTCACGGGATGCACCATGTAGGTGCTGTCGTTGGCCGCCACCACCTTGGAGCAGTGGCAGGCGACGATGGTTGCGGCGCTGGCGCACAGGCCGTCGATCTTGGCCGTCACCTCCGCCGGGTGCTGCTCCAGCTGATTGCCGATGGCCTGCGCGGCGAACACATCACCGCCGCCGCTGTTGATGCGCACCACGATCTTGTCCAGTGCGCCCAGCCCGGAAAGCTCCTCGGCAAACTGCCTGGGGGTCACTTCATCGCCCCACCAGCTCGTCTGCGAAATGTCGCCGTACAGCAGCAGCTCCACGGTGTTGCCCACCTGATTGCAGAACTGCCAGAATTTCTTTGCGTTGGGCATTGTTTTCCTCCTATTCTCCCGCCGGGGCCTTGGGCGGCTCCGCCGGATTTGTGATCTCGTCCACCTCGCGCTTGCGCTTGGCTTCAATGGCTCGCTGCCTGATGTTGCGGTTGTAATCGCCGCCGGTCATTTGGGCGGTTTCTTCCTGCGCGGTGGAGAATCCTGCACCCACGCGCTTGATGGCCGCGTCAACCTCCTGCACCGGGTTCAGGTTTGTTCTGGCCGGGCCGTTCCAGGAGCAGGCGGTATACGCCTTTCGGATGGCCGGGTCGCTGAAAAAGCCGGGGGCCTTGATGCGGCCACGGGCCACGGCCTCCGTAAACCATTCCTCATAGATCGGCTGGCAGAAGTCGTCCACGAACCAGTCCCGCTGCATACTGCAAGTGCGCCAGAACTCGTTAAGTGCGCCACGGGCGGCGCTGTAACTGGTGGTGAACTGCTTTAACATGACCTCCGGCGGGATTTCCAGCGCCGCGCCGATCAGCCTGATCGTGGCGTTGGTAAAGGTGTCGTAGCCGCTGTTGGGGTGCTTGGGGTCGGCAAACTGTACCTCCTCGCCGGGGTTAAGGTCGATGATCGCGCCCGGCCCCAGCTCAATGCTGTTCGGGTCCTGGGTGTCGATCAGCTCCTCCGCCGGTATCATTTCGCCAAACGGCCTGCCGTCGTTGGGCGCTTCGGATTTCACGAACACCGTAAACATGGCCGAAAGCACCGCCGCCGTGATCTCCGCGTCGGTGTATCTGCCCAACTGCTTCAGACTTTCCAGCACAGGGGCAAGGATTGGAACGCCGCGCCGCTGGCCCGCCCGCTCCCGGTTCATCACATGGAGGACATTGCGGCGGCCTGTCTGCTGGCCGTATGCCTCTACCCGCGTCCAGGTCATGCCCTCCGCGTCAACGGCGCTGTTGCTGCCCAGCGGGTGCCGGTTGCAAATCCAGTAGGCCACCACCATGCCGTCGGCATCCGTTTCAATGCCCTGCACGATGTTGTGAACTTCGTACCCGTGAACATTGCACGGCATCAGCCTGTCGTGGCCGTCCGGGCTGCATACCCGGTCAGCCTCCACCAGCCGCACACGCAGATCATAGGGCTGTCCCCGCTGCGGCTTCATCGGCAGCAGGGTTATGGTGTCGCCGTTCATCAGGTAGCTTAAATACGCAAGCTGCTGGAGCTTGTAGAAGTTATCCACCCGGTCAGCATCGCATACGGGCGTATCGGCCCAAAGGCCAAATTCCCGGACGATCTGCGCCTGCAGCTCCTCGGTCTGCTCCGCCGTCAGCCCCAGGTAATCCCCGTCGATCTGCGGCGCGGGCATCAGGCCGCTTGCTATCACATTCGTGCGCATGGTTTTCAGGGCTGCCGCCGCCGTGGGGATTCCCATATAGGCATCGCGGCTGCGCTGGCGCAGCACATCAATGTTGTCCTCGATGTCCTCCTTGGCGCTTCCGCCGTGGTACTCCCAGCCTCTCATGCTCTTTTTGGTCAGGTTTGCGCCGTAATTTCCGTACCCGCTGTTGATAACGGACATGGCGGCCCGTGCCGCCGCCCGTTTCGCTGCGTGTATCGGGGCGACAGCGGCAACCGCTCTGTCAAAGATATTCGGTTTTGCCATCTGTGACCTCCTCATACATCACGGGCAACAAGCCGGTATGCGCGGTTTCTTCCGCCGCTCTTTTCCTCGGCCTCCGCCTCGGCCAGCTTGGCCGCCCAGTATTCCATTTCCTCGCGGATTTGTTTCAGGTCTGCCCGCGTCAGCATACGGCTCCCGATTTGGTAGCTCTGGCCCGTTGCCACCGCTTCCTCGGCGGCAAGCCATGTGTTCAGCTTCTTTTTGCACAGCTCTTTCGAGAAAACTGCCATTTAGATTCCTCCCCGCATCCGGCGGCCCGCCGGGCGTTTTCTTGGCTGGGGCGCTCCCTCGGCAATTTGCAGTACCGGGTTTGCGATCTCCAGCGCAGCGGTGGCGTAATTGCGCAAGTCCAGCGGCTCGTTGCGTTTGTGCTTGCTATCTTTCAGCTCCCACACCACAACGCTTCTGCCCTTGCGGAAGCGCACCACCATTTTTTCAGCCGTAAGGCCCTTGAAATATTGCTCGTCGTACCCCGCTTCCTCGTTCATGGGGAAGTGGCAGTAGTTCGGCCCCTTGGTTTCATGCCGCAATCTCTGGTAAAGCAGGGCCTTTCCCGCGTCTACGCCGATGGTGAACAGCGGCGCTTTCACGCGGTTGTTGGTGGACGGGTTTCGGATGTACGGCACTTCCGCGCCGCCCTTGCCCTTGATGGCCCACACCTTGCGCTCATACCTGTCTTTGGTGAAGCGGTAAACCTGATCGGCGTGGTGGCCGCCGCTGTCCATACAGCAGCTAATGATGTGCAGCGTCGTTCCGTCCTGCTTCTTAAAGCCGGTCAGCAGGAAGTTGTCCAGATCGTTCCACACCTGTTCTTTCAGCAGATCGCCGTAAATCTTCTGGTAGCGGATGCCCCAGCTTTCCTTGCCGATGCCCCAGCCCACCACTTCGACCTCAAAGCGGTCATCCTGCACATCCACGCCAGCGGTCAGCACCAGCACATCGTCCGGCACATCCGCCGGGTACAGCTCCCGCCGGTTGTAAAGCTCGGTGTCCTCCAGCCGCTCGCCCTGCTCCTCCCAGGTTTCGCCCAGTTCGGTATTGACCCATGTTTTCATGCCCTCCGGGTTGCCCTGGTCAAGCTGTTCTTTCGCCACAAGGAATTTCTGCACGACCTCTTTCCAGGAGCAAAAGGTGGATGCCAGCGTATTCAGGTGGAACCCCCGCGCCTCCGCTTCCGGGTTTTCCGCCACAAAGCGCCCGTGTTTGCTGGCCGCTTTCCACTGGTATTCACCCGAAACAACGCCGCACCGCTCGCACTTGTAAAGCACTTCGCCCGTGGGGTTGTCCCGGTCAAAGATCACATTCGCCCACACAAGGGGCTGGTAATGCCCGCAGTCCGGGCATGGTACATTCCATTCCTCCCGTGTGCTTTGGTTGAACTCCGTTTCAATGCGGCTGCTGCCTTTCAGCACCGGCGTACTGACGATCACGGTTTTCTTGTCCCAAAAGGTCGTCTGGCGCTTTTGGGCAAGGCTCAAAGGGTCGCCCTCCGTTCCGGCGCTGGCCGGGTATCGGTCAACCTCGTCGGCCAGCAGCACCTTGATCGGGCGGCTTGCAAGGCCCGTCGCGCTGTTCGCGCCTACGATGGTGATGTGTCCGCCGGGGAAATTCTTTTTCATGATCGTGTTTCCCGAATAGCGGCTTTTCACATCCACCTTGTCCCGCAGTTCCGGGGTGTCACGAATCATGGGGGCCAGTCTGTCCTTGGAAAAGGTCTGGCCCATGTCAAGGGTCGGCTGCATAACGAGGATGGGCGCTGGCGCATAGTCCATGTAATAGCCTATGGTATTCAGCACAAAGGCATCGGTCTTGCCGATCTGCGCGGCGCTCATAATGACCACCTTGCGGATATGCGGGTCACCTATCGCGTCCATGATCTCCCGCTGATACGGGGCCTTGTCCGTGTGCCATCGGCCCGGCTCGGCGCTGCTCTCCGCCGAAAGCATCCTGTATTTGTCTGCCCACTGGCTCAATGTCAGCTCCGGGGGCGGTTTCAGCACCGCCACGCACCGGGCCAGCATATCCATCGTGGACTTTGGAATATCAATCAGCTTTTGTTTCTTCATGGTCTGTTGCCTTTGTGCGGGGCCACAGGCGCTTGTATTCCTCCCTCATGCACTTCGGGAACAGACACAGCACCTTGTCCTCGCTGGTGTGTGTCCGCCACACGCAGCCCTCGCACGGGTGTTTAGCTTTCTTCTTCCTCTCCATCGCGTTCACCGTCCTGTACCGCAAAGGCCACCTTGTAATCGCTCAATTCCTCCAGCGTTTCGTCGATGGCCTTTTTCAGCTCGTCAAAAATGGCGGTCTGGTTCCCGCCCATGCTCGCCAGGGCGGGGGACAGCTTGGCGGGCAGTGCCAGAAAACGGCTCCTCATGTTCAGGAACATGGTTTTGATTCCCTGCTCTATGTCCTCCGTGCGGTGTGTTTCACCCCGCCGCAGCGCATTGTCCATTTCCGCCGCCTTGCGCTTTTCGGCGGTCAGCAGCATACGCTCGTTGTTCAGGCTCTCCTTGCCCGCTCCGCCGATGTAGCTGATATACCGGGCTACCGTCGGCTGTAATTCATACAGTCCGGGCCGGGCCTCCACGATCACGCCCTCGTCCCGGAGCTGCCGCACCCGGCGCTCGGTCAGGCAAAGCCACTGGGCGACGACCTTGCTTGTGTATAACCTCATAGCGCCTCCTCGATCTCATGGTCAAATGCCTATTCGCCGTCCTCCGGGTCTGGCACATCCACAACGCCGGTGGCCCTCATGCGCAGAATGGCAAGCCGTTCTTTCTCCAGCTCCATCCTCCGCTCGCTTTCCTCCAGCGCCCGCAGGCTGTCCGCGATCTTGGCAATGCGGCCCTGCACTTTGTATAGGGCCTCCTGCAATTTCAGCACCCGGCTAAAGGCGCTGTCCTTGCTGTACATTCCCATGTTCTGCACGGCACCGTCTTTCTTGTCCTTGCCCCGCCCGCTCGGAACGCGCATATCAAGCAGACTGCTGATATACAGCGTATCTTCCGGCTGGCTCTCATACTCGGCGATCTTCGCCATGATCTTGTGCTCCCGGAATTTGAGCAGCTGCATTTCATGTTCCAACGCCGCCTTGCTTCCCAGCGGCGTTTGGGCGATGAAATCCCGCTCCTGTTCGGTGAGCATATCAAAAAAGACGGCGCTGTAAGCTCCGTCCTTTTCCGCGTTCTTGTTTCCTACCGGCGCTCCGGGGTGGCTCCCCGCAGCGTTCTTTTTTCCGGCGCTGTTCCTGTTGCCCGGCTGGCCGCCGCGCTTTTTCTTTGGCAGGGCCTCGTCCCACTTGTCCGCCGCTTTCCAGTTCCGCATCGTCTGATAGGACACGCCCAACTCCTGCGCCAGCTCCCGCAGGCTTACTTTTTCGCCCCGTGCTTTCCGGGCGACATATTCAGCCTTGGCGGTGTCGCGCTTCTCGCTCCGCTTCGGCATTTCGCACCTCCTGAATAGGCGGCACACCCCGTCCGGCCTACATCATTACCCCGCGCAGGAACGCAGGGCTTCGGCCAAAACAGGGTGCGCCAATAGCAAAGCCCGCAGCGTTTCCGCCACGGGCTTTGATTCCACAATATTGTTTTACCACAGAAAACCTGTCAAAGTTGCTAACTCTCAAAAATTATTTTTATTCCGTCACATAGTCGTATGTCACAAAGCCAATGTATGCCGTCAGCAGCACCAGTTCCCGGTCTATATCATTCAGGATATTTACCTCCGCGCTTTCGTTGCCGTGTCCATTCGCGGCCAGCAGATTGCACAGGGAAACGGACAGGTCTGCGGTGGTGTTGCGCAGCTCGTTCCACACCTCCGCGGCATCCTCCGTCCCGGCCTTTGCCAGCACTGCTGTTTCTGCCATACCGTCGCACCAAAGGTTGACCACATACACCGTTCCGACCAGCTCCACCGTGTAATCGTCCTCAAAGAACCGTTCCATAGTTTGCTCGATCAGCGCGACCATTTCCTCTGTCGGTATGGCCTCCGGCTCCTCCGGCACTGGTGCGGTGTACTGCTGTTCCATGTATACATACCGCTCGCCGGTTTCATCATCAGTCTTTACCAGCGGGCCGCTCATGCACTCGCCCTGGGTTCCAAGCTCGGTTTTTGCCCAATACCCCTGCTCCTCCATTCTCATGGTGCAGCTTACGGTATACTCTCCGGCCAGATCGTGGTAGTCCCCAAAGAAGCGGTCTGTTGTTGCCGTTCCGTTTTTCACCTTTACCGTCTGGGACTTTGTGTAGCTTCCGCCGTCGGCCAGCGTCACAGTCAACTCCGTCTTATCCGGCAGATTGGTTTCCACAGTGAATATCGGGCGTTCCGGGTCACCGCCTGGCGTGATCTTCATTGTGACCTCGAATTGCTCCAGCGCATAATGTTTAACGACCACCGCCGCGTCCGGCTTGAACTTGTTTGCTGTATTATAGCTTTCCATATCGCCAATGACCACGGACACCACTTCTCCGTCCCGCTCCTTGTCGTTGGTGCTGACGGTTTCCGTCGTGATCTGCGTAAATCCCGCCGCCGTGAGCTGTTCCATCACATCGGCGTAATTCATGCCCGCGCTGT